GCGTAATTATCACACTCGATGGTGCCCGATTTGGTCGCATAGGTCCAGGTCGCACGCTTGAAAGTCAACAGGTTGCGGCCATCGGCGTCGGTGACCCGGATGTCATTGCCGGAACTCAACACGTCATTCCAAAACGGGTGATCGCTGGGGATGACAAAACTGAGGTCGATAGTCGAGGCGCCGGACAGATTATTGATCGCCACAGGTGCCCGGAATCGCCAGGATGTGTCATACCAACTCATGATCCCGCCGTCTCTGAATACAACATGCGCAATTGTAGCACGGCGACACCGAGACCGGGACTATCGAACGCCTCGCCCTCGTATGTCGTTCCGTCGATTTCCAGATCGTCGATTGCACCCGCTAAGGTACGGTCGGCCTCAAGCGCCAACATCACGTCATTTTGGGCGTCCAATGTTGCCAAGTGGATGTCGCCAGGGTCTTCACTGTTCGCGCCCACCCACATCTCGATCTGGGCCGTCATGGTGCGACTGTAATTGCTCAACAAGGTACGCCCCGGCGCTTGGGTGGTGCTGGTCGAGATTGACCACAGATAGGCCGCCGGCAAGCGGTCAGGTGAGAACTTGCCGCCGATCTTGATTTGGTCCGTGCCCGACAGATCGTGAGTGTATGATCCGCTGGCGTCGATGTTGGCCAACTGGGTTTTGATCTGGTTCAATATGGCGCGTTCTTTGGGCATCAATCACCGCCCGTGATTGGCACACGAGACGAATCCAGCACCAACGAACGCATGACCGGCAAGAACACACCCGGAGCGTCGGCCCTCACCTTGTCCATGGCCTTGCCCATGTAGTGTTTTCCCTTGATCTTGACCGACTTTTTCAGCACATACCACGGCACGCCGGTGGTGTTGTGAATCAACAGCAACTTGCCTTTCGACTTGATCAAAGTGAACAGATCCGGCGCTGATGTTCGCAATGGCGACGGATACCGATCGGCACCGGCTGGCGTTAGGGCTGATTTCAACGGAATCCGAAGCATCCGGCCCGATGGTGCCCTGACCGTGCCGCCGAACTCTTGAATCCCTGCATATTTCACGGTTCCCTGGGGTGTACGCCCACCCGCACGAAGGCGGACATTGAGCGTGCCGCCGGTCAGGTCGGCAGAACCCGCCAACGATGAACGCAAGCGCCCAGTGGGCGTGTTCATGAGCGTGGTGGCATTTCGCTTGGCGTAGGTCTCGCCCTTCAGGGACAGACGGGTTGCAGAGCGTAGCAGGCCCTTTAACAGACCGCGATGGCCCAACTCGGTCATCCGTTGCGCGAACTCGTCGACGGTTTCGATCTTTTCAGCCAATCCAATCACCCGCAAGTCGATATGGGCGAAGGGCTGCCTTGACCTCTGGCAACAACGACAGCGGCAAGGGCGATGCAGAGCCGCCCGCCTTCGAGACGGACGAATCACCGATCGAGTCCCGATGTCGCCAGATATGGGCGACCTGCAAACCACAGGCGTGTTTTACATCGGCGGGCACGGTGGCGAATCCCGCCACGTATGTGGCCTTGATTGCACGGCCACCCGTGCCCCATGCGGTATGATTCCCGGTGGATTTGGCAATTACCAAACCGAAATCACCGATCACATCATAGTCTCCAGACGAAACCAGATCGGCGCTCGCATACGCCCGGCCAGAATCGTCATAGATCGACGTCACCGATGACACGGGCCACACGGGTAACCGCAACGAATAGCCGCCCGGTCCTTCCAAATAGTGTACGTATGTGGCCGATTCCATGGTTGCCACGCCTGTTTCAGTAGGAAACCCGCAATAAGACCCAAAAAGCGCCGAAACACGGGCGATCATTGTGTCAATTGTGGTGTCTTCAGCGGTGCCGGTGAGACCGCGAAGGTAGACTCTGGCCTCGACGGCGGTGATCAAGGCCATGGTTATCCCTCTTTTTTCTTCGCTTTCGCCTTCTTTTTAGCCGGTTTCAACCATGATGGTGGCGCGGTTTCGGCGCCGGGGTAGCCATCTGGGACATCTCGCGCCTCACCGGGTGACCAGTGGATACCGATCGGCCACTCACCCGCGCCGGTTGAAACGTATTTCATGCCTCGGCCATCCGTGCTTCTATGGCATCGATGGCGCTTTTCCGGGTTTTGCCGTTCAACTCAGCATTTCGCAGATCGACCAATATCGAATCTAACAGCCCAGACGCAAGCGCCTTTTTGAGCCTGGATATCGACCCGTCCAAAGCGGACAGATCGACGGCCTTGTTTTTGACCATGCGATCCGAACCGGTGGGTTGTGAACCCACCACCGAGAACACCGATCCGAATTGCTTGATTAGATACTTGGCAACGTCCGAATCAACCTCACGGACTTCACCCGCATACCAGCGCTTTACCTCGGCGGAGGCATAGCTATCGGTATGGGCGAAGCCTTTGAACTTAAGTTTCATGTTAAGTGCCTGAAATCATTGAAGAAGCCTACAGATTGAACGACCAATGACAGTTTTTCTTGCTGCTGGAATCCAAATGGTAGAAAACGGCCCGTTTGGTAGCTACAAGGTCGATTACGCCGTTTCGAATGTTCTTGTCCAATTCCACGGTGGTTGCTTTGTAATTCCCGACGAAGAACCGAGAGCGGTTGAACAGAAGGAATCCGGTTTTGGTCTTGGTCACATGATCGTACATCCCGTCCGCTGCCATATCGGATGTCACAAACTCGCTGACCACGATGGGCACACCGCCCAATCGGGCCAACTCACCGCTAACCAGTGGCGATGCGATCCCGTATTTCTCCAACCCGGTGACCTCCGTGAAACCCAACATCGTGCTCAAATAGTATTCCGGACTGACAATACAAATCAGGTCACCGGCAACGCCATGAGGGCTGTCAAGGTTGGAACGAGCGGTCAAGAACCCAGCATAGGTAGCGGCACCCGATTGATCCGTGGTGCACGATACGTCTGCCGCTCTGGCGCGCAATCCGGTAAAGCCATGGCGATGGTCAGGACCAACAGCGCCGACGGTCCATCGCGATCGTGGGTTCCAGTTTGCGATATCGTCTTGATGGCTGGTTGCACCGTCGCCATTGATTATGGCATCCTCGATCCCGTCTACCATTGACGCAACCAAAGAAGCGCGAACGGTTCCGATCAACGGGATGACTGCATCCTCGACTGCATCCTCGTCGATTTGGATTCGGGTGGCGAATGAGTCGCAACTGATCGAGCGTTGGGCCGTGGTGTCGGTCGTCGCCGTGTAGTTGCTGGGGTCATCGCTGGTCGGCACGCTCTTAAGGTAGGGCGTGGTCGCAAGTGTGATGAACGGCAAACGCAATTCCTTCGACGTCATGTTGACCGATTGAAACAGGGCCTCGACACGACGGGCAGCATAGAAGTCGGTGGCGAGATCAGTGCTCAAAATATCAGGCACCCATTCCGCACCGATTCCAGCCGAATCAGCGAAGATCCGTTTGATGGAATCCGGCGCGGCCTTCATGTGGAAGTCGATCTGGGCGTTGGTTTGTGGGGAGTGTCCGCGTTTGGTGAGCATCTTGACAAATGTGCGTTGCTCCATCAACCGCTTCATCTCACGCTGCCAATCACAGACAGTGTTGGAGTCGTCCAACAGGCCCGGAAGGGTCACACCATCGGATCGGGTTTCAGCGGTCCATCTGACCTTGTTGCCGTCGACGTATCGGGCGACCTCGTTTTCGGCGCTGATAGCCGTCGTGGTCATCCTCGACCGTGCCTCCAACTCACCCAATCGCTTGTTCGCAGATGTCAGATCGGCGACCTTCTGCTGCATTTGCTCCTTCAGGTCTCGGTTCGATTCTGCCAACACCTTCTGGCGGGCGGCGATGTCAAAAATCGTTTTGGTAGCGCTTTCTTTGGTGCTTAGGTCTGGCTTGCTGTCTTGGATGAAGTCCATGTGTGAGTCCCTCCCATGGGATTTAATATCAATAATGCAAATTCCTCTAATCTGTCAACAAATCAAAAAACGATTGTGGCGCGTCCGTCTCTTCGGGCATCCAGCCCGCCGCCAATGACCCGACCTCGGCCCGGATGGCGTCATCTGTGGTTAGCAGTTTCAATAGCTCGGCACGGATGTCGGCCGGGGCAGGTGCCGCCCGCATTGCTGTCGCGTGTGGGTTGGCCGGGATGGGCACCGCGCTAATTTCCAGCAATTGGTTTGGCGTGTTCATGCCATACACAAGCCCCGTTTCACCATGCCACGGGTGATCTCCGTCCAATGTGGACCGCTGGATGGAGTCGCCGGGGCTGAATCCGACCGAAACAGCGGATAAAAAGCCCTCTCTGAACTGGTGGGCCACGGTTTTGCCCAGTGG